GCGCCGGGTGATGCCGTCCAGCTCCTGCCAGGCGTCACGCGGCAGGACCGCGGCGCTGTTCATGAGCCCCGCGCCGCCGTTGTTGCGCAGGAAAGCCGCGTGGCTCTCCTCCACCTGCTGGAAGTATTCGCGCTCGGCGCTCAGTTCCCCCCACCACGCAGCGTGGGGACGGGAGTTGGCGACGAGCTGTTCGTCGAAGTAGCGCATGTTCGCCGTCTCCTTACGGGGTGACGAGGGCGGACCGCGCGGCGCGCACGCGCACCAGCTGGTCGGAACCCGTGTTGTTGTTGAAGGCTTCGTCCGTGTAGGCCACGACGCGGCCGCCCGTGGTCGGGGGCACGAACTTGCCCGAGCTGTTCACCGTCAGCGGCGCGCCCTTGGCGAGGTTGTTGCCGGTGGGCACGCGGACGTTGAAGAACTGCTCGTCGAGCATCTCCATACCGATGCCGCGGTCGCCCGAGGGCCAGGCGTCGTCCACGCCCTTCAGCGCCAGGTAGTTGTCCTGAAGGATGAAGAGCTTGGCGTTGTCGGTCTGGCCCGACGGGGGCGCGAAGTTGCCCGAGGACAGCTTCACGGCGGTGCCGGGCAGGTAGGCGCCGTTGAGGATCGCCTCCTGCACTTGGGGCGTGGCCTCGGTGAAGGGGCCCGCGAAGATCTTGTTGTACCGGGGCATGGGTTAGGCCTCCGCCTTCGGGAGCTTGAAGCCCGCCTGCTGGGTGTTGCCGCGGAACGCCGGATGGATCGGCGCCGCGTCGCCCGGCTCGGCCTTCTCGGCCAGCTTGCGGGCGGCGTTGAGGGTGAGTTCGCCGGCGGCGGCCTCGTCGAGCAGGTTGGCCTTCACGATCTTCTCGCGGAGGCCCTTCAGCTCCTCGTCTTCCTTGGCCTTCTGGGCGTTGGCGAGGGCCTGCTGGCCTTCGACCAGAGGCTTGAGCGCCTCGGTCACGGCGTTGCCGACGGCCGTGGCCACCGTCTCGCCGATCTTCCCGACGGAGTCCGAGAGGGCGTTCACCTTCGCGGAAAGCTCGTCGAACTGGACCTTGTCCATGTCGTCGTCCTTCTGATTGTGGGAGGGGGACCGCTCGGAGTTGGTTAGGCCGAGGGCTTCAAGGATGCGGGTCTTAAGTTCCTGCCACTTGGACGCATCCGCCTTCCGCCTGACAGCTTCGACGAGCCGGGTTCCGGCCCAATCGATCTCTTGGTCGAAGGCATCCTCCAGGCAGGAGTTGATGACCTCGATGTCCTTGCCCGCACGGTTGACCATCATGCCGACGCCCTGCTCAGGCGTGGCGGCGCCCGCCTCGTCCAGGAGGATGGCGTCGTGGTCGAACTCGATCTCGCGGGCGATGTACTTGTAGTCGACGTCCCCGTTGGCGGCCTCCATGAGCGCCAGGAGGCCGGTGGAGGTGTGGATGGGCTCGCCCTTCTCGATGGCGCTTAGGACACGCCGTCCGCCTTCGGACTGACTGGCCGTCTCGACGTCGATCACCTTGTCGAGGAACACCCGCCCCTTCTCTCGGCGCAGGTTCTCGTTCCAGGCCCCGATCCAGCCCTGGTTGAGCCCCTCGGGATCACGGGCGCTGACGAACTTGCCGTTGATGGCCGGATGGCCGAGCGGCGCCGGCGTCCGTTCCAGGCCCTTGTAGGACTTCTCGATCTCGTCCGCCGGATAGAGGATCGAGTTCATGACCACGTCGTCGGGCAGCGTGGCGCTTGGCACGATCACCACGTCGCGGCCGTTGCGCTTCTCCTTCCGGATCGCCTTGGCGTTGACCGTCGAACGGATGTTGACGCGGACCTGGTCGCCGGCCGCGCGGTTCACGACGAAGGTGCGCATCAGACGACTCCGAGGAGGTTGCTTGCCGTCGTCCCGCTGCCTGCGCCCATGACGCGCACCGGCGAGGCGACGAGGTAGGTCCCGGCCTGGGCGTTCTTGAACACCTTGACCTGGCCGTCGCTGCCCATGAGGGCGATGTCGCCGCCGGTGCCGACCCAGATCGCCTGTGGGATCTGGGGTAGGTCGGCGTTGTCGTCAGGCGTGATCGTGAACCACTCGCGCGGCGAGCCGCCCGCCGCACGCGCGGGGAACTGATCCCTTTGAGGCATCCAGTGCTCCTGGCCGCACGACGGCGGATCGGTTGAGTTCTGTGGGCGGCGGGGCTATATTCGGCGTGGGCCGCCTGGTTGCCTTGAGCATTCAGGGTGGGTGCAAACCCCACCTGGGCGGCCGACCTACTCCTCCCACCACATCGTCTTGAAGATCAGCGCGGACCGGCGCTTGCTGACGGTCTCGAAGTATCGGTAGGTCCTCTTGCCGATGGTCGCCCGGTACTCGATCCGGACGTCGCCACCCTTCTTGTGCACCACCTTGAGCGGCCCCGAGGCGGCGACGACCTCCTCGATCCTCGCCAAGTCGGCCTTCCCCAGCCGCGAGCCCCGAGTCCACTTCGGCGACCCCGGGCCGTGCTCTTTCAGGGCGTGGTTCGCTTCGTGCGTCTCGATGATGCGCCGATAGCCGCGCGTGTCCGGTCCGCCGGCCGCGGAGATGGCCGCCTGGTTCTTCACAGCGCCGAGGTCGAGAGTGCGTTGGCGCCCAGGATCCTTGCGTCGACTGCGCAAGAACATCGCGAGCGACTTGCTCTGCCCCTGCCCCGTGTCGATCCAGCGACCGTCGGCGCCGCGGGGCTGAGACGGGTCATACCCCTTCCGCGATCGGCCCCGTCGTTCGCGCCGGCGGCGTGCGTTACTGACGAAAGGGCGGTCGGCTGATCGCCCACCTCCCCGATTGCGCTGGCCTTGGCCCTGCGGGTCAGCAGCGGGCTCCGGCATCTCCACCATCGCATCCGCTTCCGACAGCGGCTCGAGGTCCATGACCGCCCGAATCTCAGGGCCCGTGAACACCCGCTCCCGTGTCGACGCCACCGAGTCCTTGTTGGCCGTCACCATCTTCACGGCGCGCTCGATCTTCTCGCTCGCCTTCGGCTCGGTGAGGTCCGTCCACGCGAGCGACCAGTCGGCCTCGGGGATCATCCCAAAGCGCTCCAGCCGCCGGACGAACGCCATGATGTTGGGCTTCGTCTCCGCGGCTCGGCGAGACATGTTCGTCTGCGCCCACTCCTCCGCGTCCTCGGTGCTCGCGCGCTCTCCCGTCTGCATCCCGACCAGGATCTTCACCGGCATGCCCAGCGAGGCTGCAAAGCTCTGGCAGGCGATGGAGAAGAAGTGCTCAGGCGACGGCAGCACGATCCCGAGGGACTTCGCCTCCATGCCTTGCAGCATCAGCATCTGGTCGAAGCCGCGTTGGTAGGCGTCGACCTGCTCGTTCATCAGGTCGAAGAGCTCGGTGACCGTGACGTTGAGCGCCCTGGCCAGCTTCGTGAAGTCCGCGTCGGCCGGCGCCTGCAGGACCGGGGATGACTTCGCGTTCTTCCAGAAGCCTTCGCCGCCTGCGCCGATAATCTTGGCCGCGGCCAAGGCGTCGTTCATGCCCGCCTTCAGCGCCGACGAGCCGTGGATGGTCCCGTCTCGCGACCAGATCAGCACCCGGTCGGGGTGAACCTGGAACTGTCGCGGCTGCGTCACCGTGCCGACGGCCGCCTCGCTGAACTGGAACATCCTCGGCTGGCCGTAGGTGGCCGACGTTTGGATCGTGTCCCACTCGCCGACGCTGAGCTGCCCCTCCCAGGCAGGGATCACCTCCACGAGCCCGCCCAGCCCGCCCGGCACCAAGCCCGTCACCGGCTGGTCGAACGGCTTCCCGTCGGCCAGGCGCAGGATCACCCCGGCATAGGCCCCCACCATCCCGCGGCGGTCGGCTTCGGCCAGGTGCTGCCAGAGCCGCAGATCCTCGAAGCGCTGGCGCAGCTGCTTCTCCCAGCGGGTCTCGTCGCGGCTCTGCCCGGCGTCGCGCGGCTTCTCCAGGACGAAGGGGAAGTCCTGCCACGTCTTGGCGATCGTCTTGTCGACGCCGGCCCGCGCCAGGCCGTTGCGCTGGTAGAGCTCGTAGAAGTCCACGAACTGCGGATTGGCGGGATAGCCGAAGTCCGCGTTGCCGTTGTGCTTCTGGTCGAGGAAGCCGCGGAGGGAGGCGTCCGCCCAGCGGACGTTCCACCGCTCGTTGACGATGTAGTTCATCGGCGCAGGCGGGCGCTGATGCGGCTGCTGATCAACATGCCGACCTGCGCCTCCTCAGCGCGCGGCCCAAAGGCCATGATGAAGGCGTCAGCCTTGTTCGGAGACGGCTGCGGCCCACCCTCGCGGTTGGGCTTCGCGAGATCCTTCTTGCTCTCCACCTTCTCCCGGCCGGCGTTGTCCTCGTCCCGGCGCGGCGTGCAGAGCTCGTCGATCAGTCCATCGAGATGCTCGCAGTCCGACGAGATGCTGATGAGCTGATCGGGGTCGAACTCGTGGCCTTTGACGACGGCGTTGAAGGTGTGGCGGAGCCGGTTGGCGACCGACCGCCAGGCCTGCGCCTTCAGGTTGGCGAAGAACTCTTGGTTGGTCGGGCTGTTCGGGTTGTCGTCGATCCGTTCATCCGGGTTCAGCACGCCAGCCGAGGCGTTGAACTTGAAGTGCCGGATGTTCGTCTCGGTCAGTTCGTTCAGCTGCTCGAAGTGAGCGCCCGCGAAGGCCCCGATCCCGATGCTGTCGTAGTCGATCTCGGCGTCGTGCTCGCGGGCCTGGATGTGGACGCGGGTGGCGGACTTGAGAAGCTCGTCCTCCCCGGCCTTCCACTCCTCGACCCTGACGGCCTCGATGCCCCAGGCCTCGACCGTCGCGCACTTGTCGGCGCCGGAGTCGGCGACGTCGAACCCGATGCGCCGCCGTCCGCCGGCCGGGATACCGAGCTTCTTCCGGGCGTCGATCGCCGCCAGCAGCCACGACCGCTTGATGATGACCCGGTCGTCATCCTCGCGCGGCTCGCCGAGGTAGATGTGCCGGAACTCGTCCTCGTCCTCGAGGCGCTTGGCCTCGATCACCCGCCGGATGGTGTTCGAGAGGAACGGGTTCTCGTCGTAGTTGATGTGCCGCACGATGGTCTCGGGCGGCTTGTTCGTGACGAAGCGGCGATAGACGAAGTCGTTCGCGAACTTCGGGTTGAAGATGATCCAGAACTGCGAGCCTTCCTTCCGGACGGTCGGCTCCAGGATGTCCCACTGCTCCTTCGTGAGGTTGTGGGCCTCTTCGATCCAGCAGATGTCGATCCCTTCGAGGGACTTGATCTCGTCGATGTGGCGCCAGAGGCCGTAGAAGACGAACTCAGCGCCGGTGTAGTTGTTGACGATCTTGTTGTTGGTGACCGTGAAACGGTGCTGTAGCCCGAAGCGCTCGATCTGGATCTTGAGCAGCGTGTAGACGCTCTCTTCGATCTTGTTCTGAAACTGGCGGGTGCAGAGGAAGCGGACCTTGAAGTTGTCCGCCAGGAAGATCGCGAAGCCGGCCGCGTCCCAGGACTTGGACGACGAGCGCCCGCCCTTCAGGACCCGGTTGCGCGCTGGCGTCCGCCAGAACTCACGCAGCGCCGGGTTGAGGGTCGGCTTGGTGTTGCGCCCGCCTCCTGCGGGCTGAAGCGTGGGACCTCCTGGGATCGCCGCGCTATGACTGCGCGCCGCCATAGAAGTCGTCGAGCGTCTTCGGCGTCGTCAGCTCCAGGCCTCCGCGGAGCACGCGGGTGTTCGTGTAGGCGTCGCCCACTTCCTTCGCGGCCTGCTCGAGCAGGTCCTTGGCGAGGGCGAGGTTGCCCATCGACTCAGCGCGGGCGGCCATTCGCTCCAGAGCCCGAAGGCGAACGACGCGGTGGCTGATGCCGATCTTCGCCTGCCCCTCGAGGAACTCCTCACGGGTGGCCGCGAACAACGCCTTCCACTTCGCCGACAGCTTCGCCCCTGCGCGCTTGTTGGGGTCGTAGGCCTCGACGGCCTGGGGCGTGACGATCAGGCCGAACTCTTGCTTGACCGCAGCCGCCACGACGGACGGCGCGTCGAACATCGCCAGGCTCTGCACCACGAAGGCGCGCGCTTGATCCGTGAGCTTCGGCTCGCCTCTCCCGGCCATCAGGTTGTCCTCAGGCTATGCCGCCTTCAGCATGCAGGTCCCGCAGAGCTCGGCGACGGCGGCGCGAGCGATCTCCGGAGGGCGCTGGGCGGCGTCGACCATAGCCTCGACGCCGGCGGCTCTTGCGCCATAGCGACGGACCACGCCGACGAACTCTTCGATGTCGTGACCTCGCATGGCGAACGCCGGGAGGCCGGACTTGCGGAACTTCGGCGCGCCGTACTCATCGCGCTCCTGGGCGCAGTGATAGAGCTCGTGCTCCACCACGGCGCAGAACGTCGCGTCGTCGGCCTGGGCCATGTAGTTGGCGTCGAAGGTCAGGATGAAGTCCGGCACGTGGCCGAACCACTCCCTCACCTGCTGCTCGGCGCGGGCTTTGCGCCACTTCCCCATGCCCATCGGCGTGCCGAGCTCGGCGGTGGCGACGATGGAGCGCATGCCGCGGCTGTTCGGGACGCGGGTCCAGAGGAAGCCCAGCGAGGCGTGCTGCAGATGCTCGTGATCCGGGTTCGCGAACTCGCCCTCGGGGTCGATGAACGAAGACGTGGCCCAGATCATCAGCTCGTGCGCCACGATAAAGTCGGGACGGCCGGGGCGGTAGGAGACCTCGGTGAACTCTGCCGGCGGGTAAGGCCTCATGCCTGCCTCCCGGGCTTGAGCGGCTTGCACGGCACGGAAGTCGCGGTTCAGCCGAGCATTTTCATGAGCATAGCCGTCATTGCCTGTGGACGGCTTCTTCCGCCTTCGGAACGAAGCCGGAACACTCGCTGGCGCCAACCTCCCGGAGCCCGTAGAATATGTCGGACCGCCAACTTTCCACGGGAAGCGGTCCGACACTGAACCTCTAACCCGGGCAAGCCCGAGAAAGGCACCAATGCTAGTACTGCCGCCTGGCCAAACGGCCAACCCCACATCGTGCACGATCCGCATCGAGATGCGCGAAGGCACCACGTGGGACGAGTACGAGATGCTCCATCGGGAGATGGAGAGGATCGGCTTCTTGAAGGAGATCGTCGGTGACAGCGGACAGCGCTACGCGCTGCCCGATGCCGTGTACTATGGCACGTCCTACGTTCCCATCGAGACGCTGCGCGACTGGGTGCGTCAGACCGCGAACGCGATCAGCCCCGGCGCCGGCGTGCTCGTGATGGAAACGCCCAGCGCGGCTTGGTACCTGCCGATCGCCAGCTAGGAATGAAAGGGCCCCGGTCCTAGAGGCCGGGGCCGTCCGGGCGCGCGAAGCGACCCTGCCGGCATGTATGGGTGATTTGCGCGGAAACGGCAAGCGAAGCTTGAAGCGGAAGACTGGCCTTCCCAGATGTGGGGTCTGGGTGAAGCTCATTGGATGAGCGGCGGTTTCAGGAACCGAGGGAAAGGGGTTCGATTCCCCTCACCTCGGCCTGACGCGCCCCTTAGGTCCGGACCGCTCCCAGGTAGACACCCGCCAGATCGAGCGCCAAGCCGAGTTCGATGACCTTCACCTCGGCCTTTCGGTCGTTGCCGCCGGCGAGATGGCGAACAGTCTCGCCCTT